CCGCAATCGGTGTGGCCGGGGCGGCGATTACCGACGGCGATTACCTGCAGGTGGGTCTGAACAACACGGTCATCAAGCACACTGGCGGCAGCGCCACGGTCATCGGCCGCGCGCTGAATTCTTCGGCCGCGGGCGATTTTATCGAGGTGCTGCTGGCTTCCATGGGCGGGGTGGCTTCTATACCGGGCGTGAGTGAAGTGTACAACCTCAAGGCATCAAACACCACGGTAAGCCGCAATGCTTTGGCGTCGGCTGGTTTCACTCGCTCGATCATTCAGTGTGTGGGCGACTCTTTCGTGCAGGGCCGTTACTCGGCTGGAAATACCGATGTTGGGGCGCGCAAATTCTCCTGGCCCGTGCTCTTGGCCGCCCTGCTGAGTGGTGCTGGCATTCCGGCTCAGGCTGACTCGGTGTGCGGCTGGGGAAGTGTCACGCCGAGCACCATCGACGGTTATGTCGCCTACGATCCGCGTGTGAGCTACACCGGCACCGTCACAAAATACAGCGGGATTGCTGGCCTCGGTTATGAAATGTTCCAGCTTGCTGCCGGGGCAACTTTGACCCTAACGCCTGGCGTGACGTTTGACACGATTGATGTGTTCTACGCAGCCAAAGCATCTGGCGCGACTGGCGTTTTCACTGTCTCTGACGCTGGCGGCGTCAAGGCGACGATTGACTGCAACGTGGGAACGGCTGCAATTCAAACGCAAACGGTCACACTGGCCGCCAATTCCACCTATGTGACGTTCACTGCAACGAGCACGTGCACAATTTCGTTCTTTGTGCCACGCACGGCCAGCAAGCCTGTGATCGATGTCATCAACTGCGGCCAGGCTGGCAAACCAATGCAGCAGTGGGCGCCTACGGCAGCCGCCGCGCCTTATGGAACCCAGGCAAGTCTGAACCTGCTGGATGGGAGCCTGCCCGCGATTACAATTTTTGACGGCTGGTATAACGATTACAAGAGCGGTCGCACGCTTGCGCAATTCAGTGCCGATCTGCGCGCGTTCTGCACATGGGCGAAAACCAAGGGCGACATCTGGTTTGTGAACTACGCCAAGCTCGACCCGGTGCAGGTGGATGCGGCTACGTTCAAGCTGTGGTCCGAAACGGCCATGCGCATCGTGATCGATGAATTCGACGGCGTGGTGGTCGACATTGCCAAGATCATCCCAGACAACGCCACTGCGGTGGCGCAGGGCATTATGGCGAGTGATAAGCTGCACCTGCAAAAGGGTGGGCACACCCTGACTGCTCGGGCCTTGGTTACTGCGCTGCTTTCGACTCTGGACCTGGCATAACATTTTCCCAAACCCGCCCCGCCTTGAGACAGTGGGGCAGATATACTCCGAAATCATGACCCTGATCGATTTTCTTACCTCCCCTTGGGCACTGATCCCCGAGAAGCTGCTGGAGATGCAGGCGATCTACGCCACGCACCTCCGCGGCGAGAAAATCGACATCGAAGCGATCGAGGCCAAGCTGGGCCGCCCGCTCGCCAACGACCAGCAGGACTACGAAATCCGCGAGGGTGGCATTGCCGTGCTGCCCGTGTCGGGCGTCATCAGCCCCAAGGCCAATATGTTCGTCCGCATCAGCGGCGGCACGTCCGCGCAGATGCTCGTGAAGCAGATCGACAGCATTCGCGCGGAGGCTTCGATGGGCCGCGTGAAGGGCGCGGTGCTGGACTTCGACACCCCCGGCGGTTCGGTGTTCGGCATCCCCGCGCTGGCCGCAGCGATCCGTGAGCTGTCCGACGCAATGCCCACCGTGTCGGTGTCAACCGGCATGATGGCCTCGGCCGGCTACTGGACCGGCTCGGCTGCCAACGCTGTCTATGCGTCCGGCGAAACCGACATGATTGGCTCGATCGGCGTGGTGATGACGCACAACTACAACCCGCGCGGTGCCGGTCAGACGACCGAAATCACCGCAGGCAAGTACAAGCGCATTGCCTCCGACAACGCCCCGCTGTCGACCGAGGGCCGGGCCTACCTGCAGGGCCAAGTGGACGAGATTTACCGATCGTTCGTCAACGCGGTGGCGGGCAACCGCCGCACCACGGCCGAGCGCGTGCTGGAGCACATGGCCGATGGTCGCGTGTTCGTCGGCAAGCAAGCCGCCGACGCCGGCCTGATCGACGGCTTCGCCACGGTCGACCAGATGGTCGAGCGCATGGCGACCGACCCGAGCAAGTTCACGAACCGCCGCAAGGCTGTGTTCGCCCTGGGTGGCCTGTCCGCGGCCGGTGCTGCTGCGGTCGCAGGCGACCCCCAAACCACAGACGAGCCGGTGCCGCCCGTCGCTTCTGAAAACCAACCCCTAGAGGTGAATATGACCCCTCAAGAACTGGCCGCCGACTTCGCGGCTAAGAACCCCGAGGCGGCTGCACTGATCCGCAAGGAAGGCGCCACAGCCGAGCTGCAGCGCGTTCAGGACGTGCGTGCCGCTGCCCTGCCTGGTCACGAGGCTCTGATCGAGCAGCTGTCGATGGACGGCAAGACGACCGGCGCCGAGGCTGCCATGGCTGTCGTGGCCGCCGAGCGCAACGCGCGCAACGCTGCCGCCAAGGCCCGCCTGGAAGACGCCCCCGCCCCCGTCGCCAACCCCGCTGCTGAGAACGCCAAGCCCGCCGCGGCTCAGGCTTCCGCTGCTGCCTCGTATGCGGCCCCCGCCGGCTATCAGGTCGACGCTGCCGCCGCCGAGCTGGACGCCAAGGCCAAGGCTTACATGCAGGCCAACCCTGGCACCGACTATGTGGCCGCTGTGAAGGCCGTTCAAAACTTGGAGGCCTAAATCATGGCTGAAACCTACGTTGATCTGTTGACCGTCGGCATGACCGTTTCGGCCGACATTGCCGCCTACCAGCCCGTACAGGCTTCCGGCGCTGCCGCGACTGCCGCCGGTAACGCGGTGGGCTTCGCCAAGACCGCCATTGCCAACGGCAAATTCGGCCCCGTGCAGGTGTCCGGCATCGCCCTGGCGATCGCTGGCGGCTCGGTGTCCGTCGGCGACCCCGTGAAGGTGCACACCACCGTCACCAAGGTCGTGGCTCAGGGCGGTTCTGGCACCATCATCGGCCGCGCTCTGTCCGCTGGCGCTGATGGCGACACCATCCGTGTTTTGATCGTGGGCAACTGATCCGCCCTGAACAACCAATAAGGAGAGCACAAAATGGCTCAATTGACCCCATCTCAGGTTCGGATCATCGACCCTGTTTTGACCAGCATCGCGCAAGGCTTCAAGCAGCTCGATCTGGTCGGTTACAACCTCTTCCCCCAGGTGAACGTCGGTCTGCGCGCCGGCAACATCATCACCTTCGGCAAAGAAGACTTCATGCTGTACAACACCAAGCGCGCGCCCGGCGAAACCACTCGCCGCGTCCAGTTTGGCTACGCTGGCAGCCCCTTCGCGCTGGTCGATTCCAGCATCGAGGGTGCCCTGCCGATCGAACTGCAGCAGGAAGCCTCCGCGCCTGAAAAGGGCTTCACCATCGACATGGCGAACATCGGCGTGCGCAAGGCTCAGGCGATCCTCGCCCTGGCTCTTGAGAAGGCGCAGGCCGACCTGGCTCGCACCGCTGGCAACTACGGCGCCTCCAACAAGGTCACACTGTCGGGCACCTCGCAGTGGTCCGATCTGGCAAACAGCGACCCGATCGCCAACATCGAAACCGCCAAGGAAGCGATCCGCGCCCAGACTGGCCGCCGCCCCAACACCATGGTGTTCGGCCCCGCCACGATGAAGGCTCTGCGCCAGCATCCGAAGATCATCGACCGCACCAAGTACACCGGCCGAGATGTACCCACCACCGATCTGCTGTCGTCGCTGTTCGGCATCCAGAACGTGATCGTGGGTGAAGGCGTCTACTTCAACGATGCCGGCACCACCATGTCGGACATCTGGGGCAAGGACGTGGTGCTGGCCTACACCGAAACCGCTTCGGTCGCCGACATGGGCACGCCTTCCTACGGCTACACCTACAACCTGTCCGGCTACCCGATCGCCGAGCCCGCCTACTTCGAGCGCCCCTCGAAGACCTGGGCGTTCCCCGTGACCCGCTGCGAGGCACCCGTGATCGCTTCGGCAATCTCTGGCTACCTCATCACCAACGCCGTAGCGTAATCGGAAGGGGATTGAACATGAAACTGATCGCTCAATCCCCCATCGAGCACGATGGGGAAGCCTATGGTGTCGGCCAGCCGCTGACTGTCGAGGACGAAGACCAGGCCAAGGCTCTGGTCGCCGCTGGTGCCGCGATCGAGGTGGTCGAGGCTAAGAAGGCCAAGGCCGCGGCGCAGGAGTAAGGCGTGGCGTTCACCGAGGACATGACTGTGTTCTTCAACGCCGCGGAATTCGCGGTGGTGGCGACGTGGGGTGCTCTCTCGGCGAACGTCCTATTCGACGCGCCCACCGAGGATGTGCTGTCGAGCCAGGTCATTTCGACTGACTACAGCATCACCCTGCCGCATGACGTGTTTCCCGGGATCGGCCGCGATGCGGTAGTGACCGTGGAGGGTGACGGGTACACCGTCCGGGCCGTGCGGCAGCTCAACGATGGCGCGCTGAAGCGTCTGATCCTGACCAAGAACTGATCCGTATGGCTACGAAGCGCGAGCAAATTCTGCAGTACCTCAAGGGCACCACCCTGGCCGGGACTGCCGCTGTCGGCTCGCGCATCTACCGCAGCCGCGCGGACAAGTTCATGCCCGAGGAAGCGCCTGCGCTGAACCTGCTGGCTGACAACGAAGACCCGAACGAGAACACGATCGGGCAAGTCGATGCGCAGCTTCACATCGAGGTGCAGGTCTACCACCGGGGCACCGAGCCTGACCGCCTGGCCGACCCTGTGGTCGAGGATGTCCACGCGAAGGTGATGGCCGATCCCCGCCTGGGCGGCCTGGCTGTCGACATCTACGAGAACGGCACGAGCTGGGACTTTGACGAAGCCGACCGCACCGCCCTGCTGGTCCGCATG